CCATCTCCTTCAGTAGGCCCCGCTATCCCTTCAGTTATATTAACAGTGGGGAGGATAGCATAGTTTTTTGTTTAACCCAATTTTTTATTTATGGCTTCACACCATCACGAAGACCCAATCTTTCAGGAAAAGCGCAAACCCAAAACTCCAATCAAGTTTAAAACCGAATTAAATTCAGAACAGAAAGAAGCCAAAGCAAAAATATTACAACACACAGTTACGTTATTAGCCGGTTCAGCAGGTTCAGGTAAAACATTTCTAGCATGTCAAATAGCCCTAGAGAAGCTATTTATGAAAGAAGCCGAAAAAGTTATTATTACAAGACCTACAGTATCAAAAGAGGAAATAGGGTTTCTACCCGGTGATTTACGCGAGAAAATGGACCCGTGGGTACAACCGATATACCAAAACATGTACGCGTTATATGACAAGGTTAAAGTGGAACAACTCATACAAGCAGGCCAGATCGAGATAGTACCTTTATCATTTATGCGAGGGCGTACATTCCTTGATTCAGTTGTAATTGTAGACGAAGCTCAAAACGTTACACATGAACAAATGGAAATGATTGTAACCAGACTTGGTTTACGCTCAAAAATGATCATTTGTGGAGATGATAATCAAGTGGACTTAAAATCAAAACGTGATTCTGGTTTTAGATTTTTATATACTGCAGCTAAAAAGATAAAGGACTTGTGTGCTATTTCTCTTAAAACAAATCACAGACACCCAATTGTAGAGGATCTAATCAGTTACTATGACGAGGCAGTTGAACAAGGTATATCCTTAAATACATCTGGTTCAAACGGAAGGAAGAATTAAGTTCTTTTACATATTTATAATAAAAACGTATGGCAAACATTCCTATTTGGCCGGGGTCATCCTCATTTGCTGCGGTATCAGCTTCGTACTATAATACTCCTTCAACAGGTAGTTCACCTACCCCATTTGGGTTTTATGATAATGATGCTGACTTTAAAACAGACGCCAATAAAGTAGCTAATTTTTGTGCTAGACGCTTAGGATATCCTATTGAAAACGTAGAATTACAGGATTTAAACTTTTGGACTGCTTTCGAAGAAGCTACAACAGTTTACGGTAATGAATTATATGCTTATCAAATTAGAGAAAATCTACTTAACCTAGAAGGTTTACCTGTTACTACTCCTGTACTAAATAATACGCAAATTACCCCTAACTTAGGTAATGTCATTCGTATTTCAGAACAGTATGGTACCGAAGCTGGAGCAGGAGGTAATGTAAACTGGTACTCAGGTTCAATAGTTCTAACAGGTAGTGTTCAAGATTATGACTTAGATGTTTGGGCCCAACAAAATGGAATTTCAGGTAGTAATCTAGAAATTAAAAGAGTATTTTATCAAGGTGTTCCTGCCTCTGCTACATATTATTATGGTGGAGGTATTGGTTTAGGTGCTGGTTGGGGTGGTTTCTTTGGTGCTTTAGGTGGAGTATCAGGATATGGAGCTGCTAATAATTATTTAGTAACTCCTTTATCATACAACGTAGCAGCCATCCAAGAAGTAGAACTAGGAAATGATATTCTTTTCTCGGCTTATAGCTTTGACATTCATAATAATAAACTAAGAATATACCCAGTACCTACTGAAGGTGATACAGGTACACATTATTGGTTCCAATACTTACTTAAAAACGAAAGATTAGAAGATTCTTTAACTTCAGGTAGTGGATTAAGTGGTAGTGGTTTAATTACAAACGTATCTAACGTTCCATTTGCTAATCCTATTTACTCTCAAATTAATTCAATAGGTAGAGCTTGGATCTTTGAATATACCTTAGCTCTCTCTAAAGAGATGTTAGGATATGTTCGTAACAAATATTCACAAATCCCAATCCCAGGAGCAGAAGTTGAATTAAATGGTAACACTTTAGTTACTTCAGCACAAACAACTAAAGATGCTTTAATTGAAAGATTAAGAGCTTATTTTGATGAAACTTCAAGACAAAGTATGCTTGAAAGAAGAGCAGCTGAAGCTGATTTTTCACAAACTGAACTTAATAAGGTTCCAATGACAATCTATATAGGATGATAAAATTTACAGACATATTAACTGAAATTTTAAATACCTATGAGGTAGAAGCTATTATTAAATCTAATAAAGAACAAAACATTAGTGATATATTAGATCAGATTCGTGCTTTAAAAAAGATTACTACGTTAAAAAACGTAACCCCACCTAACTATCCTCAAAAAGATAATATAGAATACACTCGTATTAATATTAAATTTTTAAGCAAAACAGGCAACCCCGAAGAAGATTTAGAAGAATTTAAACAACAAATTACTAAATCAAGTGATAAAGATGAATTAAAAATTCCTGGGGTTATAGCAGCTAAGTTTGATATGAATACTTTACGTAGATTATAATGGCACTATTCGGACAAGCTAGGGATATTTCAATGTTTAGGTATGTCAACCGAGAGTTGATGGGTAACATTATCTCTCAGCAATGTGCCTTCTATAAACTAAGGCTTTCTCAAACTAATTTTAACATGTACGGAGAGGCGGCTGAAGAAAAATACTATGATGGTCCTATTCTTCTTTATACTTTAATTGACCTCCCAGACCAAAGTCAGCCTGTAGATGAATTAGGTGTAACATTTGATTGGAAACCTACATTTAAATTCTTACGTGATGATCTTCTAAATAAATTACAAGACTTTAATAAAGATACAATTTATGGTGCTAATTTAGTTCCTCAAGTTGGTGATGTAATTTTATATGAAACAGCTTATTATGAAGTTACAGCTACAAACGCTGCTCAATATTTTGTAGGCAAAGACCCAGACTATCCAAATAGCCCTCAACCTTCAAACCCTGCAGGAGCTACTTATCCTTTACCTTCTCCTTTATGGAATCCTGGTTTAGATGAATTTGGTTATAATGTTTCTATTATATGCCAAACAGCTTATATCCCAGCTGATAGAGTGGGCATAACACTTGAAAGAATGTAATTATGGCTCAACAACGTAAACCTGTACCGAAGACACAATCACAACTTAGCAATGAGTTATCAGGAGCTAATAATGCTTTATTAGGAGACCCTAATAAAGCTAATCCTAACTTTGCAGGACCAAATCGTTCTTTACAAAATAGTTTTGAAGGAGATACTGTTAAACCATTTACAGTTGGTATTCAAGACCTTGATGAGGCTGTAATGTACTACTTCCAGAATGTAATTCGCCCTTTTGTAATGCAAAATGGAAATAGGATTGAGGTACCTGTTATATATGGTTCACCTGAAAGATGGAAGTCAACCCAAAAAGATGGTTACTATAAGGATAAGAATGGTGCTATTATGGCCCCACTTATTATGTTCAAAAGAAATTCTATTGAAAAAAATAGAAATTTAGGGAATAAGTTAGATGGTAATTATCCTAATTTGTATGGGGTAATGAAGAAAAAATATGATACTAAAAACTTTTATTCTAACTTTGGTGTTTTAAACAATAGAAAACCAGAAGAACAATTTTATGCTGTAACTATCCCAGACTATGTAACAATAACCTATTCTTGTATAGTTTATACTTATTATGTAGAACAATTAAATGGTATAGTAGAAGCTATTAATTACGCTTCAGATTCTTATTGGGGTAATCCTCAACGCTATCAATTTAAAGCTGCTATTGATTCATTCAATATTATAACTGAAGTGCCTCAAGATAATATTAGAATAGTAAGAAGTACTTTTGATATTAAATTATTCGGGTATATTATACCTAATACATTACAAAATAATGTTTCTTCTTTAAAGAAATTTAGAAATAAATCAAAACTTATTTTTGGTTTAGAAGTAACATCTAATCCTTCAAAATTAGATCCTAATATTCCTATTAATAATTTAGGAACCAGTACACCCCAAATCCCACAAACATTTGGAGATGAACCAGACCCACGATTCACTGATCCACTACCTGTAGATGCTAGAACAGATCTTCAACAACCTAGAATTATAGATAATCTTTCTAATACGACAGGGTAAAATTTTTTAATATTTATTACATATATAAGGTAACCCATGGCTGATAATATAAGATTTTTAGATCAAAATGCAACACTTGCTTCTACCACAACAGGAGGAGCAATCTCTATATACTCAGCTAGCCAAGATTTGGGTGTTGTTACTATTTTAGATTTTACAGGATCAGGTATAACTAGTATTACTAACACTAATGGCACAGCCTTAATTAATATTTCAGGATCTATTGGCCCCTCAGGTTCAGCAGGTCCTTCGGGTTCAGCAGGTCCTTCAGGTTCCGAAGGAAATTTAGCAGTTTGGCAATATAGTTCAAATACTGCTATATCTGATCCAGGAGCTGGATATTTTAGATTTAATACTGCTTGGAATTCATCTTTAACTTCACAATTATCAATTAGTGATGTAAGTTATTCTCCTGCTATAAATTTAGGAAGTGTATTAAATGGAATAACACTTAATTCAATAGTTAAG